GGTGCATACTCGCTGAAGCGTAAGTATGACGGCAATATCCTCACCGCGATGTTCGACGGTGCGGGTATCTCTTCAGAGGCCAGCCCAACTACTGCCCAAGTCACTGGACTTGGTACGGTGGGTTCGCCTCTGACTTCGCAAACTGGCGACAACCTCGTCAACATCATGCTCAAGATGGCTCGTGCCCTTGACGATCAGTCGGTTCCGGAAGAGAACCGTTGGTTTGTTGCTGCACCGGCTTTCTACGAGACGCTGTTTGGCGCAGGCGCTAAGTTCGCAGAAGTACAGGTCACTGGCGACGGCACTTCGCCGCTGCGTAATGGCCTTGTCATGCAGGGCAACATTGCCGGTTTTGCTTGCTACAAGTCAACCGCAATGAACGCCGCTGGCGTTGATACTGTAGACGTAACTGGTCTTGGCGCAGGTGAATTCCCTGTCCTCGCTGGTCATATGTCTGCTTGTGCAACCGCTTCGCATATCGCGAAGACCGAGGTTGTACGTTCGACTGAAACCTTTAGCGATATCGTTCGTGGTCTTCATGTGTTTGGACGTAAAGTCCTTCGCCCGGAAGCCCTCGTTCGTTCCGTTATCACTCTGTAAGGGAGGCATAGATGGCTACTTATACCGTAACTGGCGCTGTCGCTGGCGTCCCTCTTGGCATTAAGCCGCAGATCATTGAAGTCGTTCTTGACTTCTCGTCTACTAGCCTCACCACTTCGGACTCCGTTGAAGTGTTCGAAATGAAGGCAAACACTCTCGTCCTTATGGCGGGTGTGGAAGTCCTTACCGCAGCATCGACCGGCTCTCCGGTCCTTGATCTTGGTGATGACGCAGACGACGATCTCTACGTTGCTGCTCTTGACGGTACTGCTACCGGCCACGAGATCAACAATGCAGCCGGTACTGCAAAGCTGTACACCGCTGCCGACACCATCGATCTGATTGCCAACACGGCAACCTTCGACGGTAAGGTACGTGTGTTCGCAGTGATTGCAGAGATGGGCACTGCAGAGACGGCGGCATCGTTCGCCTAAATAACTTGTCGGGGGGGCGCATTGCCCCCTTGACACTCTTCTAACTGCATGATACAAGCAGGAACCCCTGCCGGGAAAGTAACAGGAGTCCTGCATGAACTACATTACTAGCAACGTGCCCTATTTCAAAGCGTGGGTACGCAGAGAATACACAACCAATCACGACAGATATCACGGTGAATTTCTACACGCGATGGTGATTGGGGTAACGACACTCCCTATGAGAACTATGTCTTTTCAAGTTCTCTTCACGGGATGCGAAGAAGAAGAAAATGTACACGGTGGTGCGATGTGGGCACGTATGCCTCTCACCGCTTTAGTCGGGGATACACCGTTAGATGACTGGCCGAAACCTCTACCTACTTATTTGGCACAGCCGTGGGACTGTCAGTCACATCACCACTCAGTATATGTCCTCGACAGAGCCACACCAAGTCCGTGGCTTGCAAAGATTGATGGGGAGTTCTACCCCGCAAAGTATTACTTCACCGTTGACTACACCGGAACGGAAGTAGCCGACGATCCTGCACAGCACAAACAAAGTCATGTGCTTGAATTACTCGACGCAGGAGAATACACGGGCAATATTGTAGCCCTTCCAAACAACCGGGTACGGGTCACAAACCCTGCTTGGTTTGTAACGGGTGACGGTCCGCCGGACTTTGCACCTAGTCAGTGGGTACACCACTCTAAACAAGACCCTAATTACGTAAGTGATACAGCTAGGGTATTCGACAATCTTTACGCGGAGAGCGATTATGAAGAAGACGATGAAGAGTAAAGGCATGGCAAAAGGCGGACGCATGAAGTCAAAAGGTATGGCTAAAGGCGGACGTATGAAGTCTAAGGGCATGGCTAAAGGTGGTCGTATGGCTATGAAGTCAAAAGGCTACGCGAAGGGCGGCAAGACGAAATCGAAGGGTGCAGCGAAGGGTGGTAAGAAGCCAGCAATGACCCTTGCACAGATTCGTGCTGCTGCAAAAGCAAAAGGCTATAAAATCGTAAAGGCGTAACTATGGCCCGCAAACAGGACAAAATGCCCGCCCGCAACAAAAAGAACTTTCGGCCTACGAAAGCAGGGGCGGGTATGACTAAGGCCGGGGTGGCAGCGTATCGTCGCAAGAACCCCGGTTCTAAGTTGAAAACGGCAGTGACAGGGAAAGTGAAACCCGGCAGTGCAGCAGCAAAGCGGCGTAAGTCGTTTTGTGCGCGTTCTGCGGGGCAGATGAAAAAGTTCCCGAAGGCAGCAAAAGACCCGAATAGCCGTCTTCGTCAAGCACGGAAGAGGTGGAAATGTTAGCCGCACTGATTGGACCGATCTCTCAATTAGCCGGTACATGGCTTGAGGGCAAGGTCGAAAAGACAAAAGCCGAAACAGGCGCAAAGGTCGCAAAGGCAAAGGCCGAAGCGGTCATCATGGAGAAGAAAGCCACTGGCGAGATTGACTGGGACTTAGAAGCAATCAAGGGCAGTCAAAATTCGTGGAAAGACGAGTGGTTAGTAATTCTGTTCTCTATCCCCCTAATACTCGCATTCATTCCCGGAATGGAAGAGGTAGTAGCTAATGGATTCGCGCAACTCGAAACTATGCCGGAATGGTATCAATATTCTTTGGGGGTTATCGTTGCTGCCTCATTTGGCGTTCGTAGTGCTACTAAGTTCTTTGGAAAGAAATAATGGCTGTCCGCGCAAAAGGCACTTTCACGGCCAAGAAGAGACTACGGCGTCCGGGACGTCACAAGAAGAACCTCAACAAACGGAATAAACCGAAGGCGTACTATGGCTGATGTAACATTTGAACGCATTTCCAAATGGAAACTTCTGCCTCGCTTTATGATGCTAGTGATGACTCTGATGAGTTGGCGCTGTGCAGAGTGGTTTATGAACTTGGACGCCCCGACAGCAGCACAGTCAGCGTTTGTAAGCGTTGTGATGGGCGCAATGACAGGTGCGTTTGGCATTTGGATGGGCGGCGAAAACAGGAAACACAGCGATGAAGTATAATACCTCACACTTCTTAGACAAGGTTATTCAACACGAGGGCATGGTCCTCACCGTTTATCAAGACACACTGGGTATCGACACAATCGGTATTGGGCGCAATCTCAAGGATCGCGGCATTAGTAAAGAAGAACTTGATCACATGGACATCCCGTCTATGGCTGTCGTGTACGAGCATGGCATCACAGAGGCTGATGCACGATACCTCGCACTGAATGACATCAAGATTGTCGAAGAAGAACTGTGTCGGGTGAAGCCTATTGTTCACGACTTAGATTCGGTACGACAACTGATATTGATGGATATGGCCTTCAACATGGGCGTACCTCGGCTGTGTAAATTCAAGCGCATGTGGAACGCTATACAAGAGGGCAAGTTCGACGCCGCCGCACGGGAGATGCTTGACAGCAGATGGGCGAAGCAAGTAAAATCGCGGGCTATCAAACTTTCGGTTGCGATGGAGAAGGGCGAGTTCTGACTTGAGACTCATAAAGAAGAATACCATAATTGTGGTAGACGACTTCTTCTCTGATATCTCGGCAGTAAATCACGAATTAGCAGACGTAGAACAGTGGTCGTTGCTAGATCATCCCGACAGAAAAGAAATGGGTTCTTGGCCGGGATACAGAAGCAAAAATCTAGTGCCGCTAAATCACAGTATTGTACAGCAATTCAGAGAATGTGCTGAAGACTACTTGGGTGGTTCTACCGATATGACGCTGTACAAGCACACTCGGTTAGCTAGTGATGAACGCTTTGACTATATACATTCCGACGGCAAAGATTTGATAGCAGGACTCGTATACCTGTCGACTACAAATCTCAACTCGTCTACTCGATTTTATGACGGGGAACTTGCCGGATCGAACATGCTAGCGGATGTGAAGTTTGTACAGAATCGCGCTGTCTTCTTCACTGGTGAGATGCCTCACAGCGCATTCGGCAATCATGGTGAAGATTTGCAAAGTGGCAGGACAACTCTCAACCTCTTTGCAAGGTACATATAACTATGAAATGTGATCTGATTACGCCTCACGTTCCCGCTCTCAAGAGAATAGATGAATGGCTGACCCCCTCTTTCCCGGACTGGTTCAAGCAGCTACCTAATACAAAAGATCAGTTTGACGTAAGCAGGAATGACTTCAAGAAGAACGTAAGAGGTTGCCCCTCGTTTGTGCGACTATTTAAGAACAGTTACCTGTTTCGCGCACCGGAAGACGTTATGATCACTGGTCCCGAAGCAGGGGGCAGAATTATATTTGCAAGTGGTGAGACACAGCCCAATTTTCAGTCTGTTTCATCTAGTGATGTAGCAGAGATGATGCACCCCTCGTTTGAGGAGACACACATCAATCTCCTCTTTACGTATCAGTTTATCCTTATAGCCGATGAACCGATGGAGATGGTCTTCTTAGACCCCTGCTATCACCTAGACAAGAAGTCTGAATTGCAGACTATGACCGGCACGTTGCAACTTCATCCGGAGTTGTACATGCCCATAAGCCTAAACATGCTGATGCCCAAGGCTGCGTTTAACGAGAAAGATACCATGTTTATTCGCAAAGGTCAGCCTCTCGCTTACTTCTTCTTTCCGGGGGGCAAGCCTAAGATTGAACCTAGAAAAATTACGATGGAAGAGTGGACGCTTGACCACGGGTATCAGAAAAGCAGTTTCCAAGGTAATTGGATTAAGGAAATGGACAAGCTAGTAGCACAGGGAGAATCCGCATGACTCGCTACATTCCACCTCGCAAAGCCATGCCTTCTTCAGAACACTCCCTAAAACAGCAGCCTATCGAACGCCACTACTATTATGAAGGCGATACGTCGGGCGGATACTACCATGAAGAAGGCAAAGCTAAATACACAGGAGAGAAAGATGCCTCTGACAGAAAAAGGACGTAAGATCATGAACAATATGCAACGTACTTACGGGGGCAAAAAGGGTGAGCAAGTCTTCTACGCCACGCGCAACGCTGGCAAGATCACGGGCGTTGAAGAAACGTCGGCAGCAAAATCGGCTGGAGCGACTGGCTACGCGAAAGGCGGTAAAACGAAAAGCAAAAGTAGAGTTAATGAAGCTGGCAACTATACTAAGCCCGGAATGAGAAAGCGTATCTTCAACCGCATTAAGGCTGGCGGAAAGGGCGGGCGTCCGGGACAATGGAGTGCGAGAAAAGCGCAAATGCTAGCGTCAGCCTATAAAAAAGCAGGGGGCGGTTATAAAAGCTAATGGCACTTACACCACAAAATAGAAAGCGTGTTCAGAAAGTTGCGAAGGGTCTAAAGAAGGCCGTCAAGGCTCACACTAAACAGCACAAGACTCTTAGTAAAGTCTTGGGTAAATCTACGCCTACCAAGCGTGGGGCAAAAAAAGCCAAGCGATGAAGCACGTTTTTCTCCTGTTTGTCTTTCTTGGCATAGGAGAGGATAGGCGACAAGTCAGTGGAGATATGTACTTCCGCGACCTAAACGATTGTGTTTGGTATGCACAGAAACTTCATAAGCAGGGTGAGCGTGTGACTGCGTACTGCTTACCTAAAATTGTAAATAAAGATATGGAGACTTACTGATGCTTGCCGAATTGGCCGCAGCAAACGCAGCATTTAGCGTTATCAAGACCGCTGTCATGAATGGCAAGGACATTGCCAGTGCAGGCAAGGCGATTGCTAGCTTTGTAGGTGCAAAGGAAGACCTAGAAAGAAAAGCAACCAAAAAGGGTGGCGGTTCTGATCTTGAAGAGTTTATGGCTTTGGAACAGCTACGAGAAAAAGAAAAGCAGTTAAAAGAAGTAATGATATACGCAGGTCGTCCCGGTCTGTGGGGTGACTGGCAAAAGTTCCAAGCGAAAGCACGGGTCGCTCGTAGAGAAGCAGAACAAGCCGCAGCCCGCAAACGCAAGAAGATATTTGAAATTACAATTATTGCAGGATTCATTATCGTTGGCTTGACTGTGTTCGCACTATTTGTTGCTTTGCTTATGCACCATCAAGGCAAACTATAATTTACTTGCAAAGATTGTCCTATTGTGTTACAATAAAGGTATTTAGGGGAGACTGTAATGCAGAGACTGGCTATAGAAGCCCTCAAGCATAAGTACGCAGCGGAGATGGCTGATGCAGAGTTTGTACTCTCGATTTACCTTAAACGTGCTGTTGGCGTGGGTGAACATCCGGGTTTGTTGGAAGAGATGGATGTCGCGCTGGAAAAGTGGGTCAACGCGAATGACAAGATGGGTGCGTTAGCCGCCCTTACGATGGAGACGGATGATGGCACTGAAGAAGAGCCAACGCTCTTTGAAAGCGTGGACTAAACAGAAGTGGCGCACTAAAAGTGGGAAGCCGTCCACACAAGGTTCAAAGGCAACCGGGGAGCGATATCTACCGGAAAAGGCCATTAAGGCACTCTCCGCGAAGGAGTACGCTGCTACGACTCGCGCAAAGCGTAAAGCGACGAAGGCCGGTAAACAGGTGGCGAAGCAGCCTAAAAAGATAGCCAAGAAGACACGCGCGTATAGGAAAACACGATGAACTATCTACAGCTTTGTAATGCCGTGTTGCGCGAAGTCAACGAGGTTGAGATCACCAACGTGACTTCGACACGTGGCATCCAAACATCCGTTGCTGACTTTATCAACAAGGCGCAGCGAGACATTATTAACTCTGAGGTAGAGTGGCCCTTCACGGTTGTAAATCAGTCATTCACTACGACGGCAGGTACGGCAGAGTATAGCCGCGAGTCGGATGCGAAGACTGTAGACTATGACAGTTTCACGATTCAAGAATCTGCAAGCACCTCTGAACGTAAACTCAAGTATCTTTCGTTCAACGAATATCTTGAGAAGCGTAACGAGGCAGATACCAATCCTGACTCTAGTGCCCGTGCCCTGTCTGAATTTGTATACACCACTCCTGACAACAAGATCGGTCTGTCTCCTGTGCCAGACAAGTCAACCTACACCGTTCGTTATTACTACTATCAGACGACAACGGACATGGCCGCGAACACGGACACTCCGATTATCCCGGAACGTTTCCACGACGTGATCGTCAACCGCGCACGGTACTACGCACACATGCTCCGCTCTGACGTACAGTTCTCACAGCTTGCTTTGCGCGACTACACAGATGGCTTGGGCCGTATGCGTGTCGAACTGATCAACCGTAAGGACTACATGAGGGCTGTCTGATGCCAGATACTTCACTACTCAGTCCGTTTGTTGTGAAGCTAGGCGGC